TGGTATTACATCAAGGAATCCGCCCGTCTTTATACTCCACACAGTAAATCCCCTGCGCTAAAAAGCCCTTCACCGCCATATCGATTGCCTGCGGCAGGGTAATAGCCCCTGCTGACATAGACAATTCCACGCGAGAAATCGTTTGCCGGTAAGCATCCTCCATCGTGCGTAGGGCGGCGCGTTCCACACGGGATTCCGTCGTCTGGATTTCATCAATAAGGGAGTTCAGGCGACGGTGATTCACTCCAAAGAAATGATCGTCTTGGATGGACTGCTCCGCGCGTTCCGGATCAATCTCAATCAGTTCCTGCTGCGTTTGCTCCCAACCCTCATCAAACTGTTCACGGAGCATCTGCTCTGTAGCTTCGTCGATTACGGGTCGGTATTCTTCCATTAGGGCCTTGTTTTGCTTGCGGTACTGCTCCAGATTGCGGATTTTGAGTGCCTGCCAAGCAGGCCAGCGAAACTTTTCATTTTGTTCCCACTCCTTGTGCCCGGCAAGATTGCGAGCGAGAGATGCAATCAGCCGCAATTCCATTTCCTCAAACAACCGGGCGATCTGCTGCCACGTCATACCACCACAGCCTCAGTGGGCAACTTATCCCGCAACCCTCCGCCGATAGACGGTTCTGAAAGTTCTTCGATTCCACGCAGCGCTTTGATACGGGCAACCTCGGCGGCTTTCCATTCTGCGTCTTTGCTGTTACCCCACATCTGATCAACCTGCGTTTCGATGCTCATGGTGGCGGCCGCAGCGGCTTGATTAACCGTCTCAACGCGGGCGTCAAACGACGGCGCGCCGTACTCTCCAAACCCGACAGACGGATTATAAACGCCAGGGGCCTCCCCTCGCATGAGATCATAAGTCGTCAGGATTACACGGATGAGCTGCGGCAGTACCTTTTCGAGCACGCCCGTTATCGTATTGCGCGTATAGCCTGTGACGTCCTTTTTTTCCCGCTGTGCCTCTGCGCTGCTCCTTTTTCCCACATCGATGCCCAAGGTGGCCGGTGAGACAATACCCTGGAGGCACATATCAAGAGCGGCAAGATAGGAGGACAAAAACGCTTCATACCGAATTTCCGGCTGGACCATTTCGATTTTGCTTGTGTCATTTTCGCCGGACGCAGATTCCGTCACAATATATTCGCTTCCGAAATCATTCATCCGCATTATCTTGCCAGTTTTAGGGTCGGTGGGAACAAGATCTCTTGGAATGTATTTCTTGACACGGCCCGCACGGATCGCATCCCACCATTGGCTGATAACCTCATCAAGCGCGTCGAAATCGTCAAGCTTGCTCTCATAGATCGCCTTGCCCCGCCCGGAAAACTTGGGGCTATCATAGAACTTCAGCGGTACGGCCATTATGAAGCCGCCATCAAATTCGACCGGTTTCAACCCTGCGAGTTCTGGAACACAGTCGAGCGATACCTCGTGTTCGCCCTCGAATAGCGCATAGCTGACACTGCCTTTGCGGTAGGTTTCACAGAGCCGGTATTCCCGGTGTTTTTCCCGGTAAGTCGTCCAAAAGCGTATTCCTGTGATCCGGCCGTTTTTGTGAATGTATTCCACACGGTCGGCTTCGTAAAACTCCACGTGGGGGTAAGGGGAAGCTTCCGGATCCTTCGGATCGTCGATCATGATTTTCCAGGCCCCGTCTCCCGATTTCAGCGCGCCGGCAATGCCTTTACCCACCGCATCCTGAAAATCCAGCTCCTGCGTGATATCCTCCCATGCTTGCTTACCTGCGTCCCGATTAAACTCAACGTCGTCCATATCCGATTTAACGAGATAGGCAAGCGTATCCACAAGGATTGCAGGAAGACCACTGTGAATTTTTCGCAGCTTCAGGTTGTTGCTTGGAACTGCTGCCCAAAACCGCGCTGCGTTCGTGCCGTCCTGTGCGCCGAGCTGCTTATATAACTGCTCCAGCTCTGCGGCCTCTCCGCGATACCAGATTTGATTGCGAATCACCGAAGCCTGATGGCTCAGCGGTTCCTGAAGAACAATGCTATTTTGCGCCGCGGGCTGAATTTGCAGCCAATTGCGAAGCATACTTTTCACCTTCTCCCCAAATTTACTCATTGATGCGTTCCTCCTCGCCCGATCCGGTTTTTGTAGGGCAGCCACGAATACTGATCGGCGTTAATCGCATGATCGTGGCCGTCCTCCGGCTCGTTATCCCTGTCTTCCTTCCAACTGTAGGTGTTCAGTTCGTCAATCTCAGGCTTACAGTAGTCCTCCACCAGTAGAAAATACCCACTCGCCATCCATCCGGATTGCAGATTGATACGGTCAATAATCTTCGTCTTTTTCCACGCGGGCACAAAGTCATAGATGCTTCCGTGCAGCCGCTTGTATTTCTGGCATTCGATGATTGTGGCCTCGTCCGCAGAATCAATAAAGACGTTACGTGCGAACAGTCCGAAGAGCGCCCGGTATTTTTCGAGAAATGCGATCAACAGCGGCGGAATATCGCTAGGTGCCAATGCCGTTACGCGATCCCGATTGTTATGTATCTCCGCAGCCAAGGTAATCTTCTGACGATTGGCCGTGATCCCGGAGAAAACAAACGCAAATGCATCTGCGGATTGCTGGGAATACGACGTATCTACACCAGCGGAAGCTTGAATAAATTTGATTTTATCTGCCTGCATCTGTTCTAACAGCCATTTTGCTGTGATCAGATTATGCGGCTGCAAGTTGAAAACAAGCCCTGTCGCCCGGCCCCGCAGACCTTCGATTTTGTTCTTGTAGAGCTTTGTTCCTTTGGGGACGCTGTTTATAATCTGCTGCACCTTATCTGGCGGTAGGCCTAAATTGTGAGCAAAAGAAAAGAACCAATGCACCCAACCGGGCTTTGGTTCTTCTTTGAGCATTTCTAAAATTTCTTTTGGAGTTTCTTCCTCCCACTCCGGAAGCGGTCTGGAATGGTTGATGTATTCCTCGTATACCGGCAGGCCAGGGTCATCCGGGTTCAGCGTGGCGAGCAGGTAATCACAGCGCATCGACGCTTCGCGTACAAACTCCATGTCCGCAATATTGATCTCGTCAATATACAGGCATCCGTACTGGCCGCCCAGCGCCTTTTTCCAGCGGGCTTTGTTGTCATAACCGAGAACATATATCACCTTATCGCCAGATGATGGGTGGAATAGCAGATGGGGGAGGGAGTTTTTGCCCTTACCGCCGGCATTGTATTCGACCAAGCTCCCAAAGTCATCAAGGATGCCAAGGTCTTTGTTGATAATGTTTTTTTCAATCGTCCCTAGGTCAAGACCGGCCAAGATGTGGATCTTCTTCGGGCTCTCGGCCACGCGCAGCATAAACTTGAACAGGCCGACAGTCGTCTTTCCTGCTGCCGTTGTGCCTTCAAGAAATTCAACTGGCGCATTGCAACGCAGAAATGACTGGTACTTATCCGACAAGATCAGCCGGTCATCCACCGCCATTCCCCCGAAGCTGGCTCAAAATGTCGTCAAGCTTCTTCTGGCCAGTGTCGAGTTGGCCTTTCACCTCAACCCGATCGGTAAACATCCCGATGTGCTTGCCCAGCAGTTCCAACGCCTTCAACTTGTCGGCCAGCCGGATTTCTCGCTCTACGATTTCTCCGTCATCCGTCGGAATGTTTTTGACCTTAACGCTGGAAATGGCCGCAGTATCGTCGGCACATGCTCCATCGATGACCGTCGCTTTGTTCATATCAATCACATCAGAGGCGTTTACAAAAGCAACTCTGGCCAACTCGCGGACGACGCGGTCAGCATTTACACCGGTGCGCTTTGACCGTTCCGCCATCGCTTTGTCTATGCGCGCGCGTATTTCAGGTTTTTTCAGGTTTTCACTTCCCACCGATCCCGCACTCTCGGGTTTGTATCCTGCACGAATTGCAGCCTGCGTCGCATTTAAATCAATGAGGTATTCTTCGCAAAAGAGTTGCTGTTTCTTGGTCATTCGCCACCTCACCACCTCATTTATAATTTATATCGGTACAAAAATAGCGAACCGCCTGGGGAAAGGCAGTCCGCTGGTATTGGTTTAGTTGCCGGAATACTGGCCTCCGGCGGAGCCTCGCGTTGCTCTTCCCCGCGCAAGTCAGCCTTTCGGCAAT